AAAATATTTATATCAATGCGACCGCTGTAAACAGAAAACCACGGTTGGGTTAGAGCCAGAGTGTTACGACGGGCCATGTGAATCCGAAGCCCTCGCATCCTTGCGCAAATTAGTTGGGGAGGGTGCGAAGTGAAAGAAGAAATCAAACACGCAGCTGTGAAAATGATCGGCGGATTCATCTGTGTAGGCAAGTGCCACGCGGACTGCTTCTTCCAGGGCCGGAATATGGGCATGAAAATCCAGAAAGGAGCCAAGGCCCAAGGGTTTATGACCAACAAAGGACGTTACGTCACGCGCGCCGAGGCCGCGAAGATTGCCAAGCGAGCAAAGCAGCTGGCCCCGAGTGACAAGCGCAAAGTCACCCACCTTCTGTCCGAAGACATTTGGTACCGCAAGGATGTAATGTATTGCACGCTGCGCGGATATTGTGTCATTTCAACGGAGATTCCAGAATGACCGACGATAAGCAGCCCACCCCCGAGCAGCGGGCGAGGGAGTGGGAAGCGTGGCAAATCATGGACGACCTACAAACCGGACAAACATTGGGCGCTAATGATCGATTTGTCCGCGTTCAAGAATACGACGCCTTCGTGAAACGACTGAGGGATGAAGAAGAAACCCATGCAGAGCTGCAAGCTGCGGTAAAATACGAACGGAGTCGGGCGAAGGCTTGGCAAGAACGCGCAGAGGTTGCAGAGGCGGCAGCGGATCAATCTAACTATCGAAATACTGTTGCCGCGCTTAATGTCATTGGCAAAGAACGCGACCAGCTTCGCAGTGAGGTCGAGCGGTTGAATGGTGAACTACTGCTTACAGGCAGAGACCCATCACTTGTAACTTATGGCGAAATGATGGCCGAACGCGACAAGCTGCAGGTGGAGTTGGCGGATTGGCAAAAAAAGCACGACACTCTCACTAGAACGCCTTGTGAGTTTCGCGATGAGTGTATGTCAAGGCGCGAGAAACTCGACCTGGCGGTTGAGGGGTTGAAGTTTTACGCAAGCGCACTGGATATTAAGACCGAAAACAATTTTGGGGAACCGAATCGCGAAGCACACCATATGCCAGTTAAGCTTGGAACCTTCGCCCGCGAAACATTATCCAAGATCGGCGGTGGGGAGTGAAGGTTAAATACTTTAGCGGACCAAGTGGCGTTTATTATCAGCCCAAGCGCGACGCACTCTACGTAATCAAAAAAACAGGCGCGAGAATTTACGATTACAAGCGCAACAAGTACGTTGGCATCATGTATTCGTTTGAGGATGGCGAGCATCTTAAGGATGAAGTCGCGATTACAGGCGCAGATGACGACATTTATCTTGGAGACCTCTAATGTGCGGCGACCTCCCATGCGAAGTGATTGTGTGGTGTGCGGCTTTACTGGTGCCGGTGGTTTTGGTTTGGGCAATTAACAGGAGAAGAAAATGACTTTTGATGTAGAGCCTTTAATGATCGCGGCGACAATTGGCATTGGTGTAATTGCTGGCATCGCATGGGTTGGCGCCAAAATTTACGAGTGGTTTAAAAAGAAATGAAGACCTGCCCCAACTGTAAGCGCCCGCTGACTAAAAAGATTCTAGCCGCGCGCAAGAAACAAAAGAGCGAGCGCCTTCGCGCTGCATTTGCGGAGGCAAAACGAAATGGCGACCCAGTTGGGCGCAGGCGCAAGACTGACTACGCGTGGCTTCGCGGCCTAAGGCAGCAAGGCTATTCAATACGTGAGATCACTCGATTGACTGGATGTTCGATTGGAAGCGTGCAAAGAGCTTTAAGCTTAGCGGAGGTAGCCGATGAGCAAGGCTAGGGTTTGGTGGGCAAGGCCAAAATGCGATGAGTCCCGTCCATTTGATACGGGTTATTGTTCCGCTGATCGACCAAGTTTGGGCGGCGGCAATTCATCCGACGAAACTTTAGTTCGCCGTGGCTTCGTCAAAGTCATCGAATACTCTGCCGTCGAAAAATTGGTCAAGGCGCTGGAGCATCCGGACATAGAAGAGTTGGCTTGCGATTGCGGCGACTATGGCGATACAGAGCCAGCGCACCATACATGCATTAAGTGTTTCGCGCGAGATGCCCTTAAAGAATTCAGGGGGGAAGGGTGAGCTATTGGGCATCATATAAGTGCGCTCATGGTATTGAATTATCTGAGTCATGTTTAAAATGTGATCAGTTTATCAAGGAGCAAAAACAAGTGAGCAAGTTTCCTTTGATTGAAAATCTGGGATTGAAGTTGGTTCAAGCTGGCTGTGGGTATCAGCATGACTGTGTCAATGCCCACGACGTTGAAAAGCTTTTGTCAGAAGGCGTTGAGGTGTTTACTGCAACAGAAAAAGCATGGATGACAGATCATCCCGAGCCAGAAAAGTCCGGCCTCCTCATCAACATCCAGCCCATCGCTCCAAAGGACACGGCGGAGAGCTTGCTTAGGGAGATGGTTGAAAAGTGGTCAACACGCGTGCCTAGTGATTGGTACGACCGCGCTAAAAAGCTTGTGGGCGGTGGGTGATGGGTGACGCAAGTGGCTTGAGGCGCTCTAAAATTGGATCCATAGACCGACATGAATTAAAGAACAGGTGGCGAGCTAGGATATTCTTTAACAATACTCGGTTGAGCAAAAACTTCGAAACAAAAGAATTGGCACAAACGTGGTTGCTTAAAAAGTATATGGAATATCTGCGCGAAGAATTCATGTGGGCTAAGTCTGAGCTTAGGGATGCCAAATGACCACAGCCCACGCCGCAGCCCTAGCATACTGCGCGGAGCATGGATTGCCCAGTACCGTGGGGGAAGAGACTGAGAGCGGCGATGCGAGTGATTCAAGTTACGTAGTTGCGTTTAAGGAGGGGTGGGAGCGTGCGCTAGAATGGAAAGCAGGTAACCCCGATGAGTGGGCGCTTGAAACTGAATTGAGGGAAGGACAATGAGCGCCGACGACTTCTTAAACCAGCGCGACCAAGCTCTCGACCTCCTCAAATGGAAGTCCCGGTGTTCGAACCTGACGTTTGATCAGGTGGCGGAAATGGACATGTACGACTTTAATCAAATCCAGGTGAAACTGTCGGCGTTGATGGAAAACAGATAGCGGTTTCCCGTTGATTCCGGGCGCGCCCCGGACAACGATTGGGAATGGAAAAACCGAAACTTTCGTCGCCGCTGGCCATCGCGGTACAGGACGCAATCGACCGCGGAACGGGCCTTATAATCGCGAAAGACGACGGATCGGTCAAATATCTGACCCACGAACAGGTTTTGGACGCCGTCAGGCTCGCGCGCGCCCGAGTGGACGCCGAGGTTTTGCGGCATGCTATAAAAAAGGAAGCCTAGGGCGATATATCGATATATCGATGGGCCGCTGGTATAGAAATATACCAGTTCAGTGTTCGCCTTCGGCGTCGTCCAGGAATCCCAGCTCGACACCCAGTTTTTCCAAATGCGCCCACATCGTGACGTAGTAGCGCATCAAATTGAAATCCCGCGGTGATTTTAGAATGATCATCATTTCTCGCCGGCCGACGAATTTGATATCCACCGTCACGTCGGATGTGTCGTAGACATGCCGGTCGTCGGTTTTGGATTTCCGTTTTGGATTGTGCCCCATACGAAAGCATAGCGAAGAATCCGTTCACGCAGCGGGGTGCTAGACGACTTAGTTTGTATAAAGGATTTGCTGCTATTCTAATCGCGGAATGACACTCGTCATTCCAACTGGTGCCCGGGCTATCCACGGATGGGCAGGCCTGGGCATTCCTAACCCGTCGTTTTGATTTCAGCGTGAACGATTTCCCACAACCGATCAATTTTCTTCGTAAACGCCACACGAACGCGTTCCGGGTGATCGACCTGTCGATACGCGTCCAGGTCCGAATACTGAACGTAGGCCTTTTTAGTGACCCACAACGTGATGTGGCGGCCTAGGCGCGGGCGGTTGGGGCGGGTGGCGACGGTGTCGGCTGCAAGGGTTTCCAATTCCGCGTACATCGCGGTCAGCTCGATGTCGAGCACGTCGCGAAGGTACGACGCGACCTTAATCTTGTGCACGGACGTCAGCACGTCGTAGCGGTCCTTGTGAACCTGGTCCACCGTGATGCTGATCGGCATCTCGAAATTACGAGGATTAATCCGGCGCAGGGAACTTAGTTTGTCTTGCATTGGGGGTATTAAATTGCGCCTTTCACCTGCCGTCAATAGGGCCCCTACCATTTAGTTCGCCTAAACATTTGGCATGGAAACGAATGCGCTTAGGATCGGGAGTATAGACCAAACCTCCGTTTAAAAATCCATTTTCCACGAGGCATAGTTTGCTGATTCGCTGCAGTCATTCCCGCATGGTACCGATCGCTGAGCTTAAGAAACTATTCCATCCGAAAAACCGAAACAAACATCCGAAAGACCAGCTGGAACGCCTGGCGAAGATTCTAACGTACCAGGGAGCGCGGTACGCTGCGAAAATAAGTAAGTTGTCGGGCTATATGACGTCCGGTCACGGCCGCGTGATGGCGGCGGAAATCGCTGGCTGGACCGAATATCCGGTCGACGACCAGGATTACGAAACCGAGGAACAGGAATACGCGGACCTGCATGCCGACAACGCGATTGCTTCGTGGTCTGAACTGGACCTATCGGAAATCAATACCGACATCGGTGCGTTAGGACCGGAATTTGATATCGATCTGCTGGGGATTAAGAACTTCAAAATCGATGTCGCTGAAAATCAAAATGATCCCGAGTCAATGCCCGCGTGCACCGACACCATCGCCAAACCCGGAGATATTTGGCAGCTGGGCAGACACCGGCTCATGTGTGGCGACTCGACGAATATCGAACAGATTACTCGTCTCATGGCCGGCGAAATGGCCGATATGATCTTCACAGATCCGCCGTACAACATCGCCTACGAAGGCGGCTCGAAAAAGCGCGAAATGATCAAGAACGATGAGGTGGCCGACTTCTATCAGTTCCTTTACGACGTTTATACGTGCGCATTGATGGCATCAAAGGGCGGCGCCCCGATCTATGTTACGCATGCAGACTCGGAGCGCGTGAACTTCACAAAGGCTTTTCTGGACGCCGGCTTCAAGCTCTCGAGCGTGATCATTTGGGTGAAGAACAATTCAACCTTCGGCAGGCAGGACTATTTCTGGAAGCACGAGCCCATGCTTTACGGATGGAATCCAGCGGCGGGCCATAAGTGGTATGGCCCGAATACGGAGGACACCGTTTGGGAGATCGATAGACCGAGCCGGTCGGCCGAACACCCAACAATGAAGCCGATCGAACTTGTAGAGCGCGCCTTGAACAACAGCAGCCAGGCGGATGACGCGGTTCTCGATCTGTTTGGCGGCTCCGGCACGACCCTCATCGCGTGCGAAAAGAATCAGCGCCGTGCATACCTTATGGAACTCGATCCAAAGTATGTCGACGTAATCATCGCGCGCTGGCAGGAGTACACCGGGCTGAAGGCCGAGCTCCTAACGCCGGGGCAAGATGGCGCGGCCTAGGAAAAAGGTCGACAAGGACGTTCTAGAAAAACTCGCCGCCATCGGGTGCACGGTTGAGGAAATGGCGGCCGTGATGGGCTGCTCGAAGGATACGCTCGAGCGCCGTTATAAAGACATCATCGAAAAAGGAAAAGCGCAGGGCCGCACGTCGCTGCGGCGACACCAGTGGAAGCTCGCCGAAAAGGGCAACGCCACCATGCAAATCTGGCTGGGCAAGCAGCTGCTGCAACAGAAAAACAACGGCGACGAGGACGGCGACGACAACAAACCGTTCAACCTGAATTATAAACTGGACGACGACATTTGATTTCGGGGACGCCATCACTTCTTGAATTCGACCCGCGCAAAATCCAATGGCAATACGACCTGATCAAAAAAGTGCGCCGCGGAGTCGATTATTCGGCCGGGTTTCACGACTGGCTGTTATCCGGCACCGTCGGTTCCGCCAAATCAATGGTTGGCGCGCATTTGGGGCTGACCCACTGTCTGCAGAATCCCGGCGCGCGTGCGTGCCTGGCGCGGCGTTCGATGCCGGATTTAAAGGACACGATTTTCGCGAAGATGCTAGAACATATCGGCAGCGATTTGAAGGAGGGCAAGGACTACTGGCTGAACGAATCGCGGGCGCAGATCAAGTTCCGCAACGGGTCGAAAATCATATCGCGTAGCTGGGGCGATAGGAAATCGAAAAAAGCGCGGTCGTTGGATCTGTCGGCGCTGATCATCGAGGAATTGACCGAGAACGAAGCGGACGAAGATCGGTTGGCGATCGAGGAATTGAAAATGCGGTTGGGTCGCGTGGCCGGCGTGCGCGAAAATTTCTGCGTCGCCATGACGAACCCGGATTCGCCGGCCCACTGGGTTTACAAATACTATTTCGAATCGGACGATCCAAACCGGCACGTCGTGCTGTCGTCGCTGGACCAAAATCCGTTTCTGCCGCCGTGGTACAAGGCGGGGCTATTAAAAAACCTGGATCCGAAAACCGCGCAGCGCATGGTGTTCGGGCAGTGGATCGAAATCAAAGGCGAAGTCGTCTACCACGCCTACGACCGCGATGTGAATTATAGGTCTTCGGTATATAAAGTGGATCCGCGCCATCCGATTCGCATCGCGTGGGATTTCAACATCGGCGAAGGCAAGCCGTTGTCGGTCATCCTGTTCCAATATATCGACGGCGTTTTCCATTGGTTCGACGAAGTTGTGGTGCATTCCGCGATCACGGAAGAAGCGTGTCAGGAATTAGGCGAGCGCGGGCTGCTGGACCACGACGTAGAATATATTATACACGGCGATGCGACGGGTAAGGCGCGGTCAACCCAGGCGAAACACGGTAACTACGAAATCATTCGGCAATACCTGGCAAACAAACGCGTCAAAGTCGGGGACGCCTACCGCGCGGTGCGGTTCAAATTCGAAGTCCTGCGGTCCAATCCAGCTATCCGCGAACGGCACCGCCAGGTGAACGCTTATTTCAAAAACGCGCTGGGCGAGGTCAGATCTTTCGTTTATGCCGCCGCAAAAACCGCAGATGAAGGGTTTAGATTAACTAAACTCAAAAAAGGCGGACAATATGTCGAGGACGACTCCTTCAGCTATCAGCACATTACAACCGCCGCGGGCTATGGCTTGGTGTCGACCCTTGCGATTACGAATTCGAAACCCCAAGGGACGGAGTTCCTCTAGATGGCATTAAAAGACGACATCCCCGCGCTAATCGAAACGCACAAAAATCTAAGCGAACACATGGCCCACAACGCCAATCTGTTCGACGTTTTCGAAGGCCAACTGCTGCCGCTGCTGCTGCAGGATCTGAAAAAGCAGCTCAGCGAAAATTCGTTTGAGCAAATCAAACACCGGATGTCGCCGATCAATATCATGAATAAAGTGGTATCGAAACTGTCGACGATCTATTCGCGGCCGCCGATTCGCACGATTCTGGGCGGGAAAAAGAAGGATCAAAAAAGTCTGGGCGAGCTGATGCGCGTTTTGGAATTCGACACGTGCATGCAGGACGCCAATTCGTTTTTCAATCTGTTCAAGGCGACCTGGGTCGAACCGTACAATGACGGCGGCGTTCCGCGGCTGCGCACGATACCGTCAGACCGGTTTTTCGTTTGGTCGAACGACAAGGTTGATCCGACGCGTCCCACGCATTTTGTGAAAATCATGGGCATCGATTCGAAGACCAATAAGGTCACGTACCACGCGTACACGAAAGATGAATTCCTGATTTTCGATTCGGACAAAGTAGTCGATACGGCCGCCATGGCGGAATTGGATAACGACGGCGTCAACGAATATAAGGCGTTGCCCGGCGTTTACATCAACCGGTCGAAACATAGCCTGATCCCGAAAATCGATACCGACATGCTGACGATGACGAAACTGATTCCGATCCTGTTGTCTGACGCCAATTTCGCGTTGATGTATCAGTCGTTTGCGATCATCTACGGGATCGACGTCGACGACGAGAATTTGAAAATGGCGCCGAACGCCTTCTGGCGATTCAAAACGTCGGCTACGGCAACGGGCGATGTGAAACCCGAAATCGGTGTCCTGAAACCCGAAGTCGATACCGATAAGGTGCTGTCGTTCACGCTGGCGCAAATCGCGTTGTGGCTGGAATCGAAGGGCATCAAACCCGGCGCCGTGGGGTCGTTACAAGTTGAATCCGCGGCCAGCGGGGTCGCTAAAATCATCGACGAAGCCGATACCACCGAGGACCGCAAAAAACAGGTGGCAACGTTCGCGCCGAAAGACGCGCAGCTACTGGAACTGATCGTCAACAACATGATCCCCGTATGGAATGGCGAACCCGAATTTAAACTCGAGGCATCGTTCAGCGGGAAAGACATCCGCATTTCGTCTGAATTCCCCGAACAGAAACCGATACTGGACGAGGGGGCGGCTGCCGATACCGAAATCAAAAAACTGAATTCGCGGCTGACCACGCGCAAGCGCGCGATTAAAAAACTGAACCCCGATATGACCGAGGAAGAAGTTGAAAAGCTGATGGCCGAAATCGAAGCCGAAAACCCGCCGGTCGAAACCGACGAGGAAGAAGGCGGCGGCGAAGACAATCCGCCGCCTGACGGGAAACCGCCGAAACCGAAAAAGAAGGACGATGGAAAAAAGCCGAAAGCCTAAATTCTGGTACTGCGACGTTTGGAAAATGAACTACTGGTTTTTCGACGGATGGCCTGCGGAAGAATTCGAGAAGTGGATCCGCGATCGGCACGATAAGGATTTCCGTGTCGATGCGAAAAAAGGCGGGTTGTGCCTGCTGATCGAATGCGACGTCGGCACCAGGATTGCCATTTGGGTCCGGAGCCAACCGCGGGTTAAACAGCTGGCGACGTTGGTTCACGAATGCGCGCATGCGGCGCACTGTACGTTGGATATGCGCGGATTTAATCCGGATTTTAGCAACGACGAACCCGTAACGTATTTGATCGAAACCATTTTCGCGAAAGCGCTGGGGAAATAGATGCCCGCAAAATGGCAGCGTGTAAAAATCGAAATCCCGGACGACTACGGTCCGCTGGAACGGCAGGCGATAGCGACCGAGGTCCTAGATTTCATCCGTACGCGCACGCAAACGAAAGGTCTGGATAAGCGGAATCGATCGCTGCCGGGGTATTCCGACGCGTACAAAAACAGCCTGGATTTTAAAATCGCGGGCAAGTCGAAATCGAAAGTGGACCTGACGTTGTCCGGCGACATGCTGGGCGCGATGGATCTGCTGTCGCACCGACCCGGCGAAATCACCGTGGGATTTGAAAACGGGTCCGATGAAAACGCACGCGCCGACGGCAACATCCGCGGTACCTACGGGAAATCAAAACCCGTCGCGCCGGCCAGGGATTTCCTGGGCATCGCGCCCGGTGACCTGAAAAAGATTCTGAATAAATACCCCGTCGATAAGCGGGACCGCGCGCGCGAACGCGCCGAAATCGTGATGAACGGGAATCTGTACCCCACCAATCCGAACGTCCAGTCCGACGAGGATGACGAATAATGGCGAAAATGGACGAGGCCCGCCGAATTCTGGATCAGGCGTTTCGAACGCTTTTGTCGAAAAACTACCTGACGAGCGTCGGCAAACAGGCCGCGGACATGATCCGATTGCGTACACAGCTGGGTTACGGCGTTCCGTCCGACGGAAAATCCAGGGAAAAACTGAAGCCCCTTTCGGCCGCCTATAAGAAGGTCCGAAAAGAAAATCCGCTAAACGGAAATACAAGCCCATCTAAATCTAACCTCACGCGAACCGGGCAGCTACTATCCAGTATAGGCGTCAAGTCCATACAAAAAGACAAAGTGATTATCGGCCCGAAAGGTCCGCGTAACGACGGAGAGACCAACGAACGCGTTGGGGAATTCGTCAGCGAAAAAGGCCGGCCGTTTAATAATTTGTCCGATGTGGAACGAAAACGTTTAACAGAAACTATCCGCAAGGATTTACAACAGCTGCTTGAAAAAGCGCTGGTCAAACTCAGATAGGGAGGCAGTTCGCGTGTCAGAAGTTGATCCTAATAAAGTTGCCGGTGGCGACGACGATCCGGGAGCCGGTGGCCCCGATCCGAAAGATAAAAAAGACACGGTCGCCTATGAGACCCACAAAAAACTCTTGGATGAGAAAAAAGCCATCCAAGCACGACTTGTCGAGTTCGAAAGCAAAGCTAAGGCAGAAAAAGACGCCGAGCTTGTTAAGAACCAAAAGTTCGAAGAGCTCCTTAAAGAGCGCGAAAAAGAACTAGCCGAAAAAGACGCGAAACTGCAAGCAGTAGAGCGCGAGAACACGGACGCGCGGAAATTGAACGCGTTCATGAAAAACGTGCCCGGCGAAGTTCCGCAGCAATATTGGGGCTTGATCGATCTGGACATGGTTTCGGTCGACGATACGGGAAAAGTGGATGATGCATCGGTGAAACGCGCCGTCGCTTCGTTCCAGAAAAACTATCCCGAGATCGTTAAAAAACCGAACGGCAAAATGCCGAACGAAGCACCCGGCGGCGGCGCGGGAACTTTGACACACGAACAGTGGGAAAAATTGCCGTACGCCGAAAAGAAGACGCGCATGAAAGACGTGAAATTAGATTAGTTTTTTGATTTAGAAAATTGAACCAAGGCGCCTGTGGCGCGACCAAATAACCCCTGTGGGGTCGATGGATGACGGGTTCGAAAGAATTCACCAACCAAAGATTTCCTCAGGGGGGAAAATGGCTCAGACGAACATTGCTACCGTTACCGAACAGATCCAGAAATTCTGGTCCGCACTTTTCATGGACGAGCTACGCGCAAAGCTGTTGCTCGGCAGCCTCGTAAATAAAGACTACGAAGGCGAAATCAAAAAAGGCGGCGACGAAGTTACCGTCACGCAAATCAACGCGCCCGTGGGCGAAAACCGCACCATCGGCGTCAACGCCGACGCGTTCGAATCCGAACAGTTGTCGCTGAGCTCGGTTAAAGTAAAAGCCGATAAACGCGCAATCGGTTCGTTCGAATTCGATGATCTATCCTCGCTCCAATCGCAGATCGATGCCGAATCCAACGGCGGTCCCGGAAGCAAAATTCGCGAAGCGCTGGTTTACGCAGTGAACAGCCAAATCAACAAGTACTTGTACTCGTTGGTCGCTCCATCGACATCGTCCCCGGATCACCTGTTGACGAGCATCACCGATTTCAACAAAGCCCAGTTGTTGGCGAATCGTCTTTTGGCGGCCGCTGCCAAATGGAATAAAGCCAAGGGCTGGTGGATTTTGGCCGATCCTTCGTACTACAACGATTTGCTCGGCGACACCACGTTGACGTCTGGCGACTACGTCGGCGACAAACCGGTCGTCGGTGGTCAGGTCGCGGCCCCGCGTTTCGGATTCAACATCTTGGAAGACGACGCTCTGTCGACCGATCAGGCACTGGTCTTCCACCCGGACTTCCTGCACTTGGTCACGCAAACGTCGGTTCAATTCAAGATTTCCGATCTGCACTCGCAGAAAAAATTCGGATTCGTGATCTCGGCCGACATCATCTACGGAGCTAAACTCGGTATCGGCGGTGCTTCGAAGCACATCCTGAATACCGCGGGCGCTACGTCGACCGTCGCGTTGGTGTAATTTTGGTGGCGGGCGCGATCAGATCTGTATCTGAATCAGACGCAGTGGACTTGCAAAAGTTCCTGAACGCGCTTCCGCCGTCCGCTCGAATCATATCCATCTACGGCCTTAACGGCCGACATGTGGCGTGGGTCCAAATGCCCGCGTCTTCGCCTTCGAACGCATCGAAATCTACAAATCCGAAAAAGGGGTAATTCATGGCCGCATTGAAAAAATATAAAGAGCACGCTCAGTTCACGGGTCCGTTGGAAAAAGTCGAAATCGAATACGATTTCGCAAAAGACGGCGGCGTCGTCGGCGCGTTGGACATCGTCAAGTTCAAGCAAGCCGTAATCATTCACAACGCCTACATGAAAGTCGACACGGCGGTAACGTCGAGCGGTTCGGCCACCTTGATTTACGGAATCAAGGGCGGCGACACCGACGCATTCTGCGATTTGACCTCGGGCGCGAAAGCCAACCTGACAATCGGCGCGGTAATTCCGAACGAAGCCGCCGGCACGATGCTCAAGGTCCCGGCTGATTCGGTCGTCGAAATGGCGATCGGCACCGAGGCTTTGCTGACCGGCAAAGTCCGTTTCTGTTTCCTCGTCGAAAAGTTCTAATTGCAAATGGGGGTTGGCGTGCCTAGCGCCGCCCCCATCTTTAAGGGGTATTTGTGCTTTTAAACAACAGAGTGATCTGGAAAGACAATGCGACGCTTAGGGATCTATCGATCAGCCTAAGCAATCCCCTTTCGCAAACCGAAACCATGGCCCTGGTCGCAGCGGAAGACGCGATCTACCTGGGGTCTGACCTGCCTTTTAATCACCGTTGGTTTGAAGTGTCGTCGGCGAATGCCGTCGCATGTGACATTTCAATCGAGCTGTGGAACGGCCAATCGTGGAAATCCGCGGTCGACGTAATCGATCAAACGAAACTGGCCGGCGCGACACTAGCGCAATCCGGATTTATTTCCTGGGTTCCGGACCGCGATCACACATGGGATATGGAGCAGACGACCGCCGATATGTCGGACCTGTCGACGCTAAAAATCTACGACATGTTCTGGGTGCGGTTGAAGTTCACGGCGGACGTGACCGGAACGACCGCTCTCAAATACATTGGTCACAAGTTCTCGAGTGACGCTGATTTGGTCGCCGAGTATCCGTCAATGGCTTCCGCGACTTTGAAGGGAGCGTATTCGACGGGAAAAACGACTTGGACCGACCAGCATTTTCTGGCGGCCGAGTACATCATTCAAGAAATGCGCGCGCAGCGACTCGTTTGGTCGCCGAACCAAATCCTAGACTGGGCGCAGTTTAAACCGGCATCCGTTCATCGGACCGCCGCCATTATATTCACGGCACTGGGACAGGACTACGTCGAGGAACTGAAATCCGCGATGGACCAATATAAATCGGCGCTGAAAATCAAGGCATTCAACATCGATCAAAACGCCAATGCGCGCGTGGACGCGAAAGAAACCAAAAGCCGAGTGGAGTTCCTAGGCCGATGAGCAAAGTATCCACGATTCACGCAGCCTACCTGACCCGCCTTGCCGCGGTTCTACCTGCGGGATTCACCAGGCTGCCGAACCCGTACAAGCCCGAGGAAAACCCTTCGCTGCTTTTAAAAATGGGATTCGGCCTGCGCGTCGGTACGGGGATCAACACGAACCGCATGGTCGGCTGCCGGCGGACGTTCCGCAGGAATTTCGTCGTCGTCATCACGCGCGAATACCTGGCGCTGGACACCGACGCGGACGCGAAGGCCACGACGGAAAAACAAATCTTAGAAGACGCGTTGTTGATTCAACGGGACATCGAAAACGACGGGTCGCTTGGCGGATCCGCAGTCGTGTCGGCGTTCATTGCAGATAGCGGGATCGAGTACGTCAGCACGGCGACGGACCGATTCATGAAAACCGAAATTCAATTCGAATCTGAATATTTTGAGAATTTAACTTAAGGGGGATCTGTGGCTGAGTACGGTAGCACTAAGTCGAACGTGATGGCGATCGTAAAAGAAACCACGGCCGGAACGCTAAAAGCTCCGACCGGCGGAACCGACTTCGTGGAACTGCAGCCCGATCTGCAGATGACCCCGAATTTCGACGCGCTCGAGAACGAAGCAATTCGCGCGTCGATCGGCAAATCGAAACCGATTCAAGGTGTGGAACGTCCCGAAGCGGGATTTTCCCACTACCTGAAACATTCGGGCACCGAGGGCACGGCTCCCGAGTTCGGCGACATCCTGGAATCGCTGTTCGGTGCGACCAGCGCCAACGGAACCGAACGGTCCACGACGGCCGCATCCACCGTTAGTCTTTTGAAACTGGCGGCTGGCGGATCTGACTTCGCGCGCGGGAAAGCGGTCCTGATCAAGGACGGCACGAACGGTTATTCGCTGCGTCCGGTGCATTCGGTTTCGGGCGACGATTTGACCCTTGGATTTCATTTGGCAAACGCTCCGGCTACCGGTATCCCGGTCGGCAAGTGTGTGAATTTCGCGCCCGCGAATTCAGGTCACCCGACATTGTCGATCCATTCCTACCAAGGCAACGGCCAGATTCTGGAAGCGATAGCCGGCGCGGTCTGTTCGTCGGCTGAAATGCGCGCCCGCGCGGGCGATATGCTGAACATGAATTTCAGCTTCCAGGGAACGAAATACTTTTTCAACCCCATCGTCATCGCGGCGGCAGATCGCTACCTCGATTTCAACGACGGCACCGACAACTACGCGGCCGTTGTCGAAGCGAAAACGTACCGCGATCCGCACGAATTGGCATCGGCCTTGACCACGTCAATGAACGCATTGGGCGCCCCGGACGTCTACACGGTTTCGTTCATGGACAATGACCCGACGTACAAAGGGAAATTCCTGATCAGCACGGCCGGCGCGACGCTGAGCCTTTTGTGGAACACCGGCGCGAATACCGCCAATACCATCGGCGACAAATTGGGATTCTCGGTCGCGGCCGACGACACCGCATCGACTAGCTATTATTCGGATAACGTTCAATCGTACGCCCCGGCATTCACGCCCGCATACGATTCGTCGGACCCCTTGGCCGCCAAAAACTTCGAAATTATGCTCGGTGACGCCACCGACTATTCGTGTTTCTGCGCTCAGGAAATCACGGCGCAGATCCAACTGGAGGTCACGGACGTCGGATGCATTTGTGCGGAATCGGGCGTCGATTCGAAAAAAATCACATCCCGCATGGTCACGATGCAAATCAGCGCTTTGTTGGATAAACACGACGCCGACAAATTCCGTCGCTACCGCGAGAACACCGAAACCCGCTTCGCTTTCAATTTTGGCGAAAAAGTGGGCGGAAACTGGGTGGCCGGTAAGTGCGGAATCCTTTACGTGCCGACGGCAACGATCAGCGCATTCAGCCTGGTCGACTTGGACACGGTCGTAGGGATGAACATGACTTTAACCGCATTCGTAGATTCTTCCGGCAACGGCGAAGTCTACCTGAACTTTCTCTAAACCGGACGGAGTGCCATGCAAACGAAGTATACCGACGAACAGATTCTGGAACCCCTTCAAAAAGAAGGGGAACCGCTTACCGTTTCCACATTCAAGGGCACGGTCACGATCAAGCCGCCGCCGTTCCACGAGCGCATGCGATTGCCGGCGCAAATGGGATTGGCGAATTTGGTCGACGATAAGGGCGCAGCCGAGGGTGACAAACTGACGAATTCGCTGTCGAGCCTAGAGGCGTTGGCCCGCGGCGCGGAAACGATCCAGAAATATATCGTCGAGTGCGATTTGAAAGATCCTGATACCGGCGAGGAACTGAAAACGTCGGATGATTTGTTTGCGCATCCCGAATGCAGCGAATTGGTCATCGGTTTGGTGATGAAGTTCACGACGACGTTTTTGACAAAAAAGAAGAAGCCCTTACCCGAGCCCAAGTAAGGGCCCTCGGGGGCGGGCATAAAGGCTACTCGAACCGTATGGCCGCATGGGTTGGCCAGTACACGCAACGGAGGCGAATGCATTCGATGGGCTACACGGATTCGATGGCAAACCTCAACGCGTACGAAGCGGACGTGTTCACCGTGATCGATCAGGAAATCGAAGCGATGAAAATGGAAGTGGAAAAAACGCGGGCGACTAAAACTCGCGGCAGGGGCAAATAATGTCGATTGAACTACCCATTGAGTTTTTGCCCAAGTTCGACAAAGCGCTAAAGTCGTTCGACGAATTCCGCGGCAAAGTCGACAATGAAATTTCTGGTATCAATTCCTCGTTCGGTACGCTGGGAACGGCGGCTAAGGCGTTCGTTGCGCTATTTGCCGTCAATAAAATAGTCGACGGCATGCAGGCAATGATCGCTGAATCGGCAGAAGCGGAACGCGCGTTCAGCGAAATGGCCGGCGCCCTGCGCGCGGCCGGGGATTATTCCGAACGAAATGCCGCGCAATTTAAAAGCCTTGCGGATGAGTTGGCTGCGGCCAGCGAATTCGGCGACGACCTGATTTTAAGCCAGGTCAAAATCGCCAAACAATTCAACCTAACGAATCGCGAAGCCGCGGAACTGATGCGGACTGCGGTTGATTTGGCGGCCGCGACCGACAAGGATCTGGGCGGCGCCGTATTAAAACTGGGTCAAACGTATGACGGCACGGCCGGTCGTTTGGCGCAGATGTTCCCGCAGCTGCAAAACCTGACGAAAGAACAACTACGCCAGGGTGCGGCGGTCGACATTCTAGGCGCGAAATACCAGGGATCCGCATTGCGCGCGCTGGAAACATACGCAGCCCAGGTTAAACGCCTGGGCGAAGAATACGGCGAACTGCAGGAAGCTGGCGGCGACACGTTCACGCAAAACAAAGCGGTAATCGAGTTCTTTAAGGGACTCGGTCAGACGTTGCGCGGACTGACGACTTTGATCGAAGAAAACAAAGTGGCCATCGCTGATTTCGTATCGTCCGGCGTTTTGATTTTCGTCCAGTCGATCGGTATCGCGATCCAGATGACGAAGACGCTCGTCAGCAGCCTTTCGATTTTGTGGTCGCAGTTAAAGCTGGCGGGCAGCGGGTTCCAGGTATTGTGGCAGGCCATGGGCGGCCGGATGACCGAATCGGTGAATACCGCGCGCGATGCGTGGAAGCAGTACGGGAAAGACCTCGAAACAATCGGGAAACGAAATCAATCATTTGATTCGGCGACAGAACGGGTCGCTGAATTGGCCAACAAAATCGAAAAGGCGTCGTTCGAAAATAGCAAACTGGCGAAATCGGTGAAGACCGTGGCCGATGGTTTCGACAGCCTTAGAGGTTCTGGCGTCGGCGCTGTTACGGACATCCGGGCCGAGTTCGAGGAGCTCGAGAAAAAGCTAAAGACGATGGGCACGGACCAAGCGGAAACGCTGGCCCGCGAATTCAAAAACAGCGTGGACATTTTGGAACAGGCGCGCAAGGCGGGGTTCCTAAACGAAGTCCGCCGCGTCGAATACATCGGCCGACTGAATTTGAAATATCAGAAAGACATTCAGGACGCGCAGCGAAAGGCCTACGACGAATTGGCCGGCAGACTTCAGCAGATATATCAAAGCCCCTTAAGTGCATTGAATTCGCGAACCAATAAAGGCGGCCAGCTGGGCCTAAGCGATGAAGCCCAGAAAGAGGCGGCTGGTGGACTGGGCGGCGTGAATTCCGCGCTACAGGGCCGCCAGGGCGCGCAGAATTTGATTCAAAGCGCGATCACGTCGGTCGCCAGTTACTACATGGGACCCGTTGGGGAAATCGTGGGGCAGCTGGCGGGTGAACTGACGAAAGGCCCCGAGAACGTTCGGAAAATGGTCGGTGAATTCGCGGCCGCGATTCCAGATTTGATCGAGGGTTTAATTTTAGCACTGCCGGAAGTCATCGCGTCGCTTGCGGAAAAAATCCCTGAAATCATAGACCGTCTGATCGACCGTTTGCCGCAGATCATTGAGGCGCTGGTTAAAGCGTTGCCGCGGGTCATCACGGCATTGATCCTGTTGCTACCGCGGGTGATCGCCGTTCTGGTATCGGGAGCGTTCCGATTCGTCGGGTACATCCTTGCCGGAGCCGGAACATTCATTACGAAAATTCTCGAAGGCGCAGGCAAGTTCGTTGAGGAAATCATCAAAGGCGCCGGCCGGTTCATCGAAGAATTGGTTAAAGGCGCGGGCGATGCTGGGAAAAGTGTTCTAAATCTGGGCGGCGACAACTTCTGGAGCGGCGGCGAAGGTGCAATCGACGACTCCGTGCCGGTCATTGGATGGATGAAACGCTCGGACCAACCGTCCAACAAAGGCCCCACGCAGCTAGTGATTCCGGTCCAAATTGGAAACAAACAATTAGCCAACGCGATTGTCGATCTGCAGCGCCTCGGCTATAGATTGGTGTCGGTCTAATGCCAAACATCCGCATCATGCACAATAACTACCTGGCGGCCGACACGATCACGGACATGACGAAATCTTCGGAGCTCGGCGCGGCGCCGGCCACGAACCTGTACGCCAAAGTCCGCCGGACGAAGGTGTTCCGTTCGCGGAATTGTTTCGAAGTCCGCGCGGCAAACAACGTCATCATTTTCCAGGAGACGGCATCTGTAGACCTGACGGCGACAATCGACGTGGGCGACTTCTCGACAGACGCCACGTTTTTTGCTGCCGTCAAACTAGCATTGGAAAACGCTGGGGCATCGACCTATACGGTCGCCCGCGATACGACCAGCAATAAAATCAAAATCACTTCCGACGGTCTAGGCGGCGGTGGGATTTTCAGCCTAATGTGGACCGATGCACTTTCGACGGCTGCGGACATGCTGGGGTTCGACGATTCCGCAGATGACACTGGATCGCTGACGTACACCGCGGACCTACTTAAAATCCACACCAGCGAATGGGTTCGGTGGGATTTAGGCACGGCCGCGAACCCGAAGGCTTTCATCATTTGCGGCAAACGCAATTCACCGATCGGTTTGTCATCGACTGCGGTCGTTAAATTGCAGGGGAACACGACGGACGTCTGGACTGCGCCCGAATTTGAACAGGCCCTGGATTGGGACGAACAGGTCATCAGCCTATTCGATTCGGACGGTCTGCACACCAGCGCGCTACGCTACTGGCGCCTGCACATCGTCGACACCGACAACCCAAACCTTTATATCGAAATCGCAAAAGCGTACCTAGGCGACGCCGTGGAACCCGAACAGGGGAAAATCCAATTCCCGCTGGATTACGCCTACACCGACTATTCGCCGTCGACCAATTCAGAGTTCGGCGTAACTTTCAGCGACATCCGTCAACAAACCATGACGTTCCCGACCATCGCCTGGCGCGCGTTGACCGTTGCCGAAACGGAATCGCTGATGGATTTCGTGGAGGACGTCGGGACCCACTATCCGTTTTTCATCTGCCTGGATCCATCGTCCGTGTTTTCCACCGGCGCAAGTCGCTGGGTCAAATTCGTGCGGTTCACCGATGCCCCGAAGTTCATGCTCACGTCGCCCGGCTACTTCCTGAGCGATTGGTCGCTCCGCGAGGAGTTGTAGTGGCGTGGTCGGTCTACGCAGAACGAATCGATACCGCGGACGTCGCAGGCCAGCCGCGCGTGATTCAAAAAGTCGAACTCAATAAAAAGATCGCGCTAAAAGCCGTCCGTACGTGGGTCATCCTTTTTGGCGCCCCGGATTTCGACGTCCTGGAAATGCGGATCTATTCACAGCGCGGGACCGCGCTCGGCCGCCATATATGCACGTTCGACAAGACCTGGACGCGCGCGGAACTGAGCACCGAGGACTACGCGGTTAAGGAAATCTATTTCGATTTCAACGACCCCAAATTCCTGTCCGCGCATGACCAATATTATTTCGTATTATTCCCGACGACGTACACGGGTACCGTCGACTCGCACGTCGCGTGGGTCCGCGGTATTCCCGATCTGGCGAACGAAACCGATATCGATTTGACGATTGAAAACGCCGCGCGCGCACCATTTCACCTTGGATTTATTGGGGCCGCCGTATGAGTACCTACGCAGAACAGATCGCACAAGATTCCATCGAAAGCCGCCATTTCGTCGTTATCAGGCCGCGCATCAGCGTGCCCTATACCGATTTTACGTTGGTTACCGGAACGATCTATTCGTCGGTTTGCCAATACGGGTACGTGACGGGCGTCATCGATAAAGACAACGTCTATACGCGCGTCGCCGGCACGCCGGGATTAAACGAATTTTCCTACGATCACGAAACCCGCACTGTGCTGGTGAATCCCGGGGGCGCGCCGTCGGGGTCGTCCTATTTCGTGTTCACGTTCGAATGGCATTTTAGTAACGAAGAAGTCCTATGGCACCGCGACCCGACGGATACCGCGTCGGACGTCGTGCAATGGCACGGCGTTTTAACCATGGCCCCGCATGCGCGGTTCAGTTCATCGTCCCGCAATTTCGGTTTTTTCCCCATCGAATCTACCAATTTCACGGTGATAAACGACAAGGCCGCGTTCAACCTAGGTCTGCATTACGCTTCGTTTAACCGCATCGAGTGCGACAGCTGGCATTCGGTGGGGCCGTTGGATGCCGAAACCACGACGCAGATTTTGAGCATGCTGGTTACGGGCGTCGAAGGTAACAGCGAAGACCTGATGTTCCAATTGACGGATCGGTTTATAAATTTTGATCGAAAAATTTCGTATCTTACAGATCCGACCTACTATGAGTCCGCAAATTTCAATCTACCATTGGATCCGAATTACGAATTCAAACCAGTCAGGCTAATTTACGGCCACGTGCGCGGATTCGTGCCGGTGAATATTACATTCAATTCTGAGGACCCCGCAGGTGGGGACAACAACGGATGGGTCGTCGGAACCCGCCGCGATCAATCTTCGCTATATAACAGTCCAATTTTGTCTAGGCCCGCGGCAAACCAAGCTGTCCTGGCAACCGGCGAAACAGACAATTATTGGGTTGGCCAGTGGGTTAAAATCGTCAACGGAGGATCGCCATATCGTTGGCAAATCACGGATATCACGGGCGACACGATTACATTCAACACGAATTACAGCGCATCCGCGGTTGGCGCGACATCTACTGCGGGAATTTGGAAACATGCCGTTCGCGAACTTTATTGGGTTCACAAATCTCAGCTTTTACAGGACGTGGTTTACTATCGCAGACTATATTTTGCTGACAGTTTGGAAGAAGACGCATTTCAGCCCCTAGAATTGCCCGGTACTAACTACCTAGCGTTCGCATTGGGAATCGGAGTATGGACCAGCGGATTCGGAAACGTTCAATATTTCCAGCCGCTGACCGATAACCTGATCGCGCACGTCGACGGAGTTCGCGTCAGGCCGACAATCGCGGGCGGCAATTTCCCCGTAAACGGAAAACCGTTCATCACGAACGGCGTCGAAATCCTTTATGATATTTTAATCAACGTCTATGGGATGTCCGAATCCCAAATTGATACCGATTCGTTTATCGCCGCATCGCAGGCGTCAGATTGGCCGCTAAGTTTTGCCATCGGGGAATCGTCGACAGACGAAATGCCGACGTTTTCCGAAGTGATCAATAAAATTCTACTGACCCTGATGCTGAAAGCGTATTTCGCGCCGAACGGAAAACTAACGCTGGTGCCGTCCGAACCATTGGGAACCGCAGATGCGTCGGTATTGACCGAAGATATTATGGAACTGCAGTTCGATTACAAAAGTGAAGACCTCGCGGAAATCCTGCCGTCCTACAATTACCAGGAAAAACAAATCGTCCAGGTGGGGGCCGGAACGCCCGATAACGAGAATTCATTCAAAGTTCTGGATAACGTGTACGACGGGGTAGACGATTCGGTGGAAAACATCAGCGACGCCACGAAATACCTGCATGGCGTGACGAAACGCACGCGCATCGATACCTACCTGGCCCACCCGGATTACATCACGTTCGACATCGATGCCTACATGGCGCGCGTCCGTGCGGTGTACGGGGACCGCGAAGGCCGGTTCCGCCTGGTCGTGAAAAACCAGCTTTACAATCTGGGCGTTGGATCCGTCGTTTCGCTGGAAAGCGAAAACCTGCCGGGATTCGACTACGCGCCTGGTACGCGGAACACGCGGAGTTTCACTGTCGTCGAAATCGCGAAAAAAGGTCCAGGCGTCGAAGTACTTTTGGATGATCAAAAAGGCATTGAAGACAATGCGGGGGATTTCTAATGGCGACTCGTAGATATGATTTTCTAACCGGAATCGAAACACCGTCGATACCCGTAACGACGCCGGCAGATTCGCCCGGCGACGCGTTCGTCCTTGGAAACTACAACTCGTTTACGATCGTAAACAACCAGGGTTCTGCCGCATCCATAACGGACCTCGTCCTGGACAAGGCTGGATTCAGATCGGCTTTAGTAAGGTTCCATATATTTAGATCATCTGTAGGTGGGCAGACGCGCGCGCAGAGTGGTTTATTTGAGATGATCAACGATGGCACGAACTGGGAGTTAGCGCCGCTGGGTTCCGGGACCGTACCGAACACTGGCGACTGCGGGGTCGAATTTACGATCACGTCGGCTGGCCAAGTTCAGTACACATCGGACGATAACGGTGGCGCCTACGTGGCCGCGAATTCGATTCTGCTTTGGAAATTTATGGACGTAACCGAGGTTTAGATGCACAAAAATATAGCACCGTTCGCGTTCGCTCTAATCCTATTTGCCGGTTTGGCTTCGGCCGCCGCGAACTACACTCGGTTCGACGCCGTCGTCGTAAAACAATCGATGGCGATCGGCACGACTTCGCCAGCCAATTCAATATCCGTATTGGATTTAGTTTCGACCACCAAAGGGTTCTTGCCCCCCCGCATGACGAACGCGCAAATCAACGCGATCAGTTCTCCCCCCGAGGGGCTGGTGGGAATCGATACGACGTCGCATTTTGCGATGATGTACAACGGCAGCGCGTGGAAGGTTTTCGCCGACACGGACAGTACGCAGACGTTCACCGGCAAATTACTCGACGCCGATTCTAATACGCTGACGAATATTGAGAATGCGGACATCAAAGCTGCGGCCGGAATTGCAGTGAATAAGCTTGCCGCCCTGACGGCGGATCGCGCGGTCGTAACAGACGGCTCCGGCTTCAACTCGGTTTCGGCGACGACGGCGACCGAGATCGGTTTCGTAAATGGCGTAACGTCTAGCCTTTGCGGTATCAATCAATCCTGCACAGAAACGAATAAGACGCTCACTTCCCCCATCGTCAACGGCGCGAACCTTACCTTTGGCGCCGCCACAAATGCAAACCGCATAATTCTGCCGACCGAAACCACGGCAAATATCGCGACGCTTTCGCCGGTGGCTGGCTCGGTCACCTACGACACCACGACAAACAAACCCTACTATGCGAACGGGACGATTTGGACCGCGGTCGGTTCGGGCTCTGGCGGCGGCGGTGGGCGCGAGTTTCTGACGAATACGGACGCAGAAACGGACACCACTGGCTGGACCACATACGCAGACGCCGCGGGCGTTTCGCCGGTCGATTGCACGGGCGGAAGCCCGGCTTCAACTTTGGCGCGGTCGACTGCATCCCCTTTAACCGGCGTTGGATCGTTTACGTGGACAAAGTCTGCGAACGACCGGCAAGGCGAAGGCGTCGCAGCGGCGTTTACGATTTCCGATGCGGATAAAGCCAAAGTATTGAAAATAGAATTCGACTACGTCGTTTCATCGGGAACCTTTGTCGCTGGATCAAGCGGCGTCGATTCGGATCAAGAGGTCTACATTTACGACGTCACGAATGGCGTCATAATTCAGCCCAGCAGCTACAAGCTGTTTTCGAATTCGTCGACCATTGCAGATCGATTCAGCGGATACTTTCAGACGGCTTCGAATTCGACCTCGTACCGCATTTGCATCCACACCGCGACTTCTTCGGCGTCGGCCTACACCACGAAGTTCGACAATTTAAGTGTTCAGCCCGCGAAATACGCCTACGGAACCCCGATCAGCGATTGGACTTCATTTACTCCTACCGGCGCTTGGTCTACGAATACGACGTATAGCGGGCAATGGCGCCGCGTCGGGGATTCGGCTCAAATTCGTTATCGGTTATTGCTGGGCGGCGCACCTACGGCGGCTTCTCTCACGCTGAATTTGCCCACCGGACTTGTGATAGATCCGGCGAAGGTGTCGTCACAAACCACGCCCACAATTGGTTACGGGCAGGTCCTCGATTCGGGGGCGGCTCAATACGATGTCGTTCCCGTTTATCTAAATACGACCAGTTTTTATGCTTACCTGCGCGGCACGGCTTCGACCTACGCCAACCTTCCTGCAATCGTTAACGCCACCACGCCGATCACGTTCGGTAATGCCGATGAAGTGACCATTTTCGTCGACGTGCCGATCGCTGGATGGTCTTCGTCCGTGCAAATGTCTGACAGCGCCGACCAAAGAGTTGTCGCGGCCGGGGCAACTTCGAGCGCAGGTCAAAGTATTACGGGGTCAAACGCCGATTTAAGTTTCAATTCTGAAACTGTCGATACTCACGGAGCATTTTCAAGTCCTTCGTTTACCGTCCCGGTTTCGGGCGTCTATTCATTAGATTTGAGTATATATTTTCAATCGGCTACCGCTACGAACGGGACAGGATTTGCATACTTTGTCCAGAATGCATCTCAAATAGGGCAAACCGTATCGGTCGCGCTAGGGGCATCATCGGGACAAATATACCCCGGCAGCGTAAACATTCTTTATTCACTTAATGCTGGTGACGTAATAAAAATCGTCGTCAGTCAAAACAGTGGGGCGAGCGTAACTGCCACAGCGAATCTGTCAATTAAGCGATTGTCGGGGCCGAGTTCAATTGGCGCGACTGAAACAGTTGCAGCCCGCGTTTACGCCGCTTCAAACCAAGCTGTCAGCGGTTCACCGACTATCAATTTGGACACGGTTTCTTTGGATACCCATGGAGCGTTTAACACCAGCACGTACACGTATACCGTGCCCGTCGGAGGGCTTTATCAAGTTAGCGGGCAAATTACTTATGCGGCGAATACGACCGGCTACCGTCTTGCCCGTATTGTGAAAAATGGCAGTGTGATCACCGAAACATTGAGCGCAGCTAGCAATGCGGACAAAACATCGGCAGTAACCTCAACACTAGTCCGCTGCAATGCTGGCGACACGTTTACCTTGCAAGGAGAGCAAGGTTCTGGCGGCAGCTTGGATACAAATGGTGGGTCAAATCACGTTTACATGCATATTCACAGGATCGGACTCTAGCCCACGGATGGGATGAATTTATGGACGAGTGCCAAATGGACCAGCTTTTAGAGAATGAGCGCGAATGGCGCAGGCACGTCGTCGAACAGCTCGAGCGGATTAAAGAAACGCAGGCCACAATGCACGCATGGAATTTGGTGTTCCGATTGGCCGGCGGCGCGCTGTTTACGATTTTGCTTACCATCGTTGGCGCAATGATAAGTCGGGGAATTTGATGTCTGGCGAACGGGCAAAAGTGACGCAGGTCTGGGTCGGCGAAATCGATCCCGACACATTCTCATCGTACATCCAGTTTCGTTTGAGCGTTTTGTCGCTGCCCGGAATCATGCAAGGCAGCCTCGCGCGTTGGAAATACACGATCAAATTCGTCTGGGATATCGTCTGCGGCCGCAATCCGAACTATCTGATTGATTTTTCCCACAACGCCACGATTTTCGAAGGCGAATGCTGGCACGGCACGACCTCGGATGACGAGGAATACTCCGGATTCTGCAACGAACCACTGGATCGCGCGTTCAAGGATTCCGTGATTCGTCTCTGCAGGGAAGTCACCACGCGGTTCACGCGCGAGGAATTGCGCGTATATCTGCACGCGCGCAAGGGCACGCCCTACGGAATGATTCGTTCGAACATCGCCAATATCCATCCTTGGGTTTTGCACATCCCGTTTTTCGGCCGCAAATTCTGGCGCACCGGAAAATTCGTCATCAACTGTTCGGAGGTATCGGGCGAAGTGTCCGAAGGCGGGACCATCGACGGTTGTCCGGATCCGCTGAATTTCGGCGACCTGGACAAGTGTTCGCCCCTCGTCACCAGAGCCGTTTTAAAACCGCAAGTTTGTAACCACAACCATTTAACGAAAACCAATTCCTAGGGAGGAATATGCCTTATCTGAAATCGCCGCTCACGCGGCTGTTCTGTTTCGCGATCATGATGACTTCGATTCTGGCGTACGCGCAGGACGTCGTCGTACCCGTCGGCACGAATGAAGCGTTTCTGCTTTCACTTGCCGCTGCCATCGGATTGAAGGAAGCGACGACCCTCGGTATCGTCCAGGCCGTCGTTCAAGTCCTGATGAAATTCATCGTTTCGCCGTGGGCCGAAAGCTTGTTGGCCAAAAGCGGTGCCGCGAAATTGTACATCTATCTCGGTTTGAACATCCTCGGCGGCGTTATCGCGGGCATGGTCAGCGAGAATTTGACGATCATGCAGGCGCTGCTGAGTTCGGGTGTGCTGGCGTCGATCATGCTGTTGGTTAACCAAATCATGAAACAGACGACAAAAGTGGACGACAAGGGCGTGAACGCCATCGAAGTCCCGTTTAAGCGAATGTAATGAACGCAGGCGTCGCGAATTTTATAATCAAACTCGTTTCGAACAGGTCGAAGGATCTGTTCGTTTCGCGATTGGGGACGACGCTTTTACTTTCCCGGTTGGGAATCACCGGGTTCTTCGCCGACATTATCGGCTATGGAATTCGCGCGGTCATCGGTCTGTTTATCGACGAAGGAATCTATTTTGTAGATGTCACGATGGACGCGATCAAGGCCGGGCTGTCCATAAAAGAATTTAGAAAAATGGCCCTGACCGAATACGCAAAGGCCCGAAGGAAAGGATTGACCGATGCCGAGAAGGCTCAGATTCGTAAGGAATATCGCGATACTCTCGAACGCTTTACTCGCTTGCGCGTGCACGATGGTTCCAATCCAAAACCTTGAATTCATCCGGGTCATTCCGTTTGATCCGCCCGAAGCGACATCGATCGAATTGGTCTCGCGGAAACAGCGGGACTACAACGTAAAAGAAACGGAAGAATTGCTTCCTTACCTGACTTGCCTTACCCCGGAGGGCGTTCAGGAAATCATCAAAGCCGGGAAAAAACAGTGCCGCAAAGTTGGCGACGATTGCAACGTGAAACTGGACTCTGTCCGCGACACCGTCGAAGCGCTGGATAAGCTTGCCGAAAAAGTATTAACCCCAATTCCTTAAGGATGAATCATGGCTACAAAATTAGTAATGGGCGCCACTGGCCCCGATGTTAAAAAACTGCAATTGGATTTGAAGGCGTTGGGGTACAAACTCCGCGGCACTGGAACGTTCGCGGCGTTGACCGAAGCCGCCGTGATCGACTTCCAGCAGCGGTACAAATTGACGGTCGACGGCTGGGCCGGTTCCGTCACGCTGAAAGCAATCGCGAAGGCGATTAAACAGCTCGACAAAGGCACGATCATCCCTCCCGGAAAAGTCGAATTCCACGGGTTGAAGATCTACGAAGTCGACAGCCGCCGGACGAAAAATCTGATCAAGCGACTCCGCGATAAAATCGTTTTAAAAATGGTCCAGACCGATGAAAAATCTCTGCGCGCGGACATCGAACGTGTTCGGAACCACGGCGACCTGGCGGCGTTCGGGCGCATCGATTCCGCGGCGTCGCAGGCGATGTCCGATCTGAAGTTTCGCGAAAAGACCGGCCGCAACGACGGCGACGACGTCGAGGATACGCAAAAAATCGCGGGCGGTAAGAAAGGCTACGCGTGGTGCGTGTACGCCGGCCAAGTTTCGACGGCTATAGCAGAGGTCCTGACGGGCTGCATTTCGCCGATGCACGTTTCTGGTTCGTGCGCGACTATGCGTTCGGTGACGAAAAAATCATTGGCCAAAATGATCATCGAAAAATTCACCAGCGCACTGGCCGGCGACAAGTTGGTTTACAAATACACGAACGGCACGGGCCATTTCGCTACGCTAAAACGTTTGATCGATGAATTGTCATCGGAAAACAACGAGGGCAACACGACCGCCGGCAGGATTGGCGATAAAGTCGTGCGCGAAGGCGGCGGGCATTATACGACCCAGCGTTCTAAAAACGGCGGCAAGGGTATGGTACTGGCGATGATTATTCGCCCGTCCGTTGGGCTGAAGAAAGTCGCCTAGCCAGCGTTTTTTCGCCGGGTGGGGTTTTTTATTTTACCCTTCCCGGTAGATAGGCGGACGCCGTTATTCTTCACCACTGATTTAAGCTTTTTTGAATCGGCATTTTCTTTTGCAGCCGCAATATATTTCATAATTCCAGCATCCAAAAAATCTAGCAGCACGTCGTTCATAGACTGATTCTGAGCGTTCGCTATTTTTTGCACCCAGCCATGCATAAGGGCGGGCATTCTTAGAACGAACTTTTTCTCGCCGTCCGCGGCGTCTAATTCCTCGCCAACCATCGATTCTAAATATAAGCCGATTGCCTCGTTCAGATTTTCAAACGCTTCGTCTTCGCTATCGCCGTGGACCACGCACCCGGGCAGTTCCGGAGCGCGCGCGATAAACGCGCCGTCTTCTTTCGACCATTCGATTTCTTTTTTATATTCTGCGGCTTTAGTTTTCATCTGTTTCCCCTTTGACGACTTCGATTGCTTGTTTGATCTGGTACGGTTTCAATTCGTTTCCGTGCGGACTTAGGATCAATACTTTCGAACCCTTTTTCCAGCACTGGTGACTTCCGCGCTGGCGATCTAGTACGAATCCCAACCGACGCAACAGCGTGTACAATTCCGACGCCGATATCGTTTTGTTATTCAGTTTTTCTAGCAGGCGGTCGGTCTTGCTCATGATATTAAGATATCACAAAGTAATATCACTAGCGATGGAATTCGGGCGGGTGACCTATTTTGACACGCGGGATTTCGAGCTAAAAACGAACGTGTTTAACCTGAAATAATTTCCCCGCGAAACCGGGGGCAAATATTGGCGTGCGCCGCCAGGGCCGCGCTGGCAAGGCCTTCCGTCCATTCCTGGGCCGACGTCGGTCGCGGGTTCGTCAGGTAGTAGCAGGCCTTGCACGGGTGATACGGGCGGGCGGATTTTGATTTGGCCGGCGGATCCGCCAGGCGGCCGACGTCCATTCCGAGGACGTTCAGTCTTATGGTTAAATCTACCATAGACCCGAAACCCGTATTCAGGTCGATCCGGCAGGGGTCCGCGGCGCGCGACCGAACCGCGGACGCGTGGCATTCGAAAATGCGCGACAGGTTCCCTTTATTTGCCGCCAGCCCGCCGGACGCGATCCGGGTGGTTGATTTTCGGCCGACGAGCTCGAATATTTCGCGGGCGATAGCGAATTCCGCGGCGTCGAATATCGCGTGTGCGAATTCGATTTCATCCACGGTTTTGATCGAAAATTGGGACAGCCGGCGCGCGGCTGCCGCAGCCATTTTCTGATTCGCGCCGCGCCCGTCAACCCATAGGAATTCTAGGGCCGGGGGCTGATTTTCGGTGATGGTTGGCGCGCGCATGGCCCGTCGTACGCAAGATCCTACGGGGGGGCAAACGCACGCCGCAGCGGGGCGGAATTGTAAAATGTCGCCGCTGTCCCAATGGGTCAGCGAAGGCCCGGTTCGAATTCGTGACGAATGGTTGGATCGCTCTCTTTATATAAAATCAGGACGCGCCCATCGCGCCAGCCGTAGTAAAAATGGTTGTTGGCGTACTCGGTGTGACAGGTATACGCGCGATCAATTGGACCGAAATTCAGACAATGGCTCACGTTTAGTCGCATTGATTCGTCGCCGCCGACCACGTCTACGTCGCAAGTGCATCCGAAGTCGTTGCCGGTCCAAATCATCAGTTTCCCGTTTTGTCCGTCGCTTAAATCCCAGTCGTTAAACGTGGCATTTTTGTCGTTCCACCCTCGGTATAGAGTGTCGATGTCCTCTTCTTTGGCGCAGCCCGTAAACAATATTAAGATTATTAACAGTGACATCCGTCGCATATCCGCTCTTCGGACGAGACGTTGGTCCACTAAATAGCCTTAATAGAATTCACGGCGGCATGACATTGCAAGCCTTTAGAAGTTGTTTAGAAAACAGCTTTAGTTTTATTTTGGGACGGTCGAAATGTTAAGCGTGGATCATATTGAAGCAATCGAACGTTTGAAAGATCGGCTATTCGAATTGACCGTAGCGTTGGCAGACCTAGAGGAATCCCTAGCTGCCGGGCCTGCGCCCGCGCCCCCGCGCCTTACCATCGTTCCGTTCGGCCCACCGGCGGGCGTTGTCCAGGATTCGGGCTCGGCCGACGCGATCACTAGCTTTGAAAAATCCGAGTAGCGCCGACTCGTCCGTGGTCATTTCAACCGTCGGTTTGGCGCGCGCGACCTCGTCGATTTTGCTTTCGATCCGGTCGAACCGCATCGTCAATACGGTCGCCCAGTCAGGAAGCGGATTCGCCTGAACGACGGTTGGGTCGGTGAAATATTCTGGCGATACATTAACTGCGGCGCAGATTTGGGCCAGGCGGGAATCGTCCGGGAAATCGCGGCCCGTCTCCCAGCGCGAAACGCTCGGCCCTTCGACTCCGACCAGTTCGGCCAGCCGTTCTTGGGTCAGACCCGCGACGCGTTTGCGCGCTTCACGTAGTCGTTTTCCAAACTGCGCTTTGAAAATATTCACAAACGTAGCCTACTTACGTACACGCGTAGATTTAATGGGACGAATGCGTAGATTCTGTTGATTAATCTACGCAAATACGTATATTCCCCACATGAGCAACGAACAGCTGCTGGAGAGATTTAAGCGGTACAAGGCACGGGTCGGAAGCGCACAAGCGCTTTCGTACCTCACGTCAAAGGGAGTCTGCGCCACGAACGCCGATCGACTTTGTCGCGATGAATACAAGGGCGAACCCCGGAAGAAACTCCGGAACGCGCTTTTGGACGTGCCGGACGAACCTCGCGGAATCGCTTCCTAGTTTTCAGTTTACGCAGCGCTATGTACGCAATTTAACCCCGTGTGTCAACGGGGCAACGGAGGAGTTTGTCCAATGGGTAACAAGGCACTGATGGTTTTGGTTCAGGAATCGGCTGCGCTCGAGACGGCGTTGATCGAAAGCGGTGGCGAAATCACGCCAGAAATCGAAGCGTTGCTGGTCGTAAAGGACCTGCACCTTCCCGAGAAAATCGACAGCTACGCGATGGTTACGGACCGGATGGATGCGGTCGCGCAGTTCTATAAATTGAAAGCCGACATGTTCCTTCGGATGGCGAAGTCGGCTGAATCGGTGATCGATCGTTGCGAGGCAAATATAAAGGCGGCGATGACCGCGATGGCGACGGACGAAATCAAGGGCAACGATATTCGGTACAAGCTGCAGAAATCGCCGCCCGCGTGCGAAATCCCGGACGAAAACCTGATCGATGCCGGATACAAAATTACGCAAACGATTACGAAGGTCGATAAAAAACGGATCACCGAAGATCTGAAACTGGGCGTTCCGGTACTTGGGGCCAAACTCACCTACGGGACTTCGCTGCGCCGATACGCCGCGACGCCTACGAAAAAAATGGTGACCGCATGAATCCGGAAGAAACAACTGCGGGCGCATCGGTCGTAGTCGCGCGGCCAGATTCCACTTTTTCATACCATGCTGATGGTCGGCCTAAGCGGTCCCAGACAATTGGCAAAATTGCCGCCGCGTTGGCGAAAGCGCAGGGCGAAATGGAACACGCGGGGAAGGATGCGAAAAATCCCGCGTACGGTTCCAAATACGCAACGCTGGCTTCGACCTGGGATGCGATTCGCGAAGCCCTCGCAAAACACGAAATTTCCGTCTACCAGCGCGTGCTTTTTATCGGCGATAAAACCAAATTATGCACGATGCTCGCCCACGCATCCGGTGAGTTTTTTGACGATAGCGAGGTCGAATTGATTTTCGACCGCCAAGGTGGGCGGACGACGCCGATGCAGGCGATGGGATCCGCGCTCACGTACGCCCGCAGGTACGCATTGCAGTCCGCCGCCGGAATTGCATCTGAAGATGACGACGGCAATTCCAGCGGGGCGCCCCAGCCGAAGCCAGCCGCGCGGAAAGATCCGATCCAGGATGCTAAGGCAGAAATTGCAGCGGTCGCGGATGACCCCGGTGAATTCAAAATCACATTCGGCAAACACAAGGGCCTGCAGCTGAAGGAGATGGATATTTACGACCTCGCGAATTACGTCGCCTATATCGAAAAGGAAGCTAAGGAAAAACAGCAGCCTTTGAAGGGTCAGGTCGCGGCGCTGATGGTATCCGCCAATGCGTTCCTGAACTCTAGACGCGCGGGCAATGACCGAATCGAAAACCATGCGGCATCGGCGGCGCATGCGTGAGCTCTTACATCGAACACGACATTTCGGACGACTTGTGTGTGGCGGGCGAAGTCATCGTCCGCGACGATTCGTTCGATCACGCATTTGGTTTCCAGAAATCAAAGGCGGTCGTGGTCACGGACGTTCGAATTTACGAACGTCGCAAAGGCAGGTTCCGGAATACGACGGTGGGCGTGCGCCGGCTGCAGCGGCGCCGTTTTGATTTTTTAGTCGACTGCCTCCGCGAACACGCGCAGGCGATTATTGACCGCGGGGAGTGCTCATGACGACGCAGATGGTTTGGGCTTTGGTTTTCGGATGTTCGTTGGTTTTGGGTCTGTTGATTTGGCTTACGGGGGGAATATGTCGGTAAAGCTTCCCTCCGGGAACTCGATGACTAAGGAAGTCGCGAAATTCCAAGTCGCGTCGGCGTCGGTATGCGTGGGAATCGCAGCGAATAATTTGGCGCGCGCGATGCATGACATTTTCCCCGTGTCAGGAATGTCTGACGATTGGGAATATATCCGCGAGTTGGAATCGAAAGTTCGGGCCCTTGCGGATAGGCTGGCGAAAGAGCGGATGCGTACCGATATCGACTTGGTTTCTGAATTTAAACCAAAAGCAGTGGGGGTATAATTTGGCGGCGAATTTTGAAATGGCGAACGCGGATGATCCCGAAGGAATTATTGTGGCGACCCAGCGGTCAGTGCTCGCCGGATTGCAGGGACTGTTTAAAGGATTGCAAGAAGACATCGGCGGTCCTGGCATGACGTGGGAGCAAATCGATTTGGTTCTAACCAAATTTAAAGAAAAGAAGCCGCAGATCATCACGCAGGAGCGGGAAACATGAAAACGAAAGCCGTAACGATTCAAGGCTTCGTAAATCCGGAAGGAATTAAAAATTGGGACTCGATGGTCGATATTACCTTCAGTAAACAGCAGTTCCCATTGCTGGTGCGGGCGACAATCGAAGTCGAACTTCCGCAAAAATCCGTCACGATTACCGAAGAAGAGTTCGACGCCGCGCACGTCGCGCTGAAAAAAGAAAACTATCCGAACGGGTTTCTGCGCGTTGAAGACCTCAAGGCGATTATTTTCAAGGACGCGAAGTGAAAACGGAACTTTCAATTTCCTTGGGCGGCAGGATTCGCGCAGCTCGGAAAAAACACAAAATCACGCAACTGAATCTAGCCGGGGCCGTCGGCCTCGCATCGCCGTCATACCTATGCGAAATCGAAAAAGGCAAAAAACTGCCGTCAATTGATACGTTATTTCGGATCGAACAGTTGTTGGGGCCCGTATGGGAATCGCCAAAATGAGCACGCCGAAGCATACGCCTGGCCCATGGGCCCTCGATGATCCGAATGAAATGACTTCTGCCGTTGCCGAAACCGCCAGACATGGAATCTACGGATTATTTTTGTCCGAGGAACAGTGCGAAACCAACGATAGAGCATTTGAATTGGATAAGGCCAATGCCCAGCGGATTGTCGACTGCGTGAACGCCTGCGAAGGAATCAATCCTGCGGCGGTGCCGGAGCTAATCGCATCAATTCAAAATCTAAACGAGCAGCTGGATAATTTCTGGAACTGTGGACGCGCCGAAGGCTTCGTTAAGTTCATATGCAAAGCGCAGAAACGGTGCGAAACCGCGCTCAAATTGGCGAAGGAAAAACCGTGACGAGGCCTGACACCAGCGCTTTGCGCGAAATCCTCCACGACTACGCAAAACGCGGCTGGATTACAACCGATGAACTGGCTTCAGCCGCAGGTTTTCGTGCGCGCTGGGTCAGGGAAAACTCCGGCGTCGGGAAACTGATACCGCGGGCAAAGGAACGACCAATTCGGTTTGATCCGTTGGCGGTGGCCGACGTACTTTGTCCCGCTCCTAAAATCAGTTCTTTGACAATCGAGAGGCACAAGACACGCGCTGCACCACCGAGGAGGTATAGCAAATGTCTGTAACTGTATCGTTTAGAAAAGACCGAAACCGGTACCGGGTGAATTACTACCTGGCGGACGGGACGAGAAAAAAACGGCTGTTCGTTGAACGTTCAGCCGCCGAGAAATTCGCGGAATCTGTGAGTTTGGGGAAACAACCAGAAGACGAGGATTCTATCACGATCGACCAAGCTGGCAAAAAATATTTCCAGTCAGAATCGGTGCGTAAGGATCCGAAATCCAGGTCGAACGAAAAACTCTACATCAATCTGCACCATTTCTACATGACCGAAGTTTGCGGTCACGCGTACCTGTCGTCGGTTTCATTGTCCGACCTCGAGGGATTCCGCGAATGGCTGCCGACGCTGACGGAACAGCCCTGGCAGAACGAATGCCCGGAAATCAAAGGCGAACTGCTACCGCGGAAAAAAATGCGGTGGGGCCCGAAAACCGTTAACCGGTGTTTGGCGATCATGAAGCATTTCTATCGGCGGCACGTGCAGTGGAAAAGTATCCCGTCGAACCCGACGGAGTATTTGGAGCTGATGGATGCCGAAGACGTGATTCGTCCCGCGATGTCGGCTGATCAATTTGACCTGATGCTGGCGAAAATTCGGCCGCAGGATCAATGGGCGGTACGTCCGCTTCGATTCATGTACCTGACGGGTTCGCCGGCAATCTGCGTTCAACGTTTGAACCGGACGGACGTGAACTTTCCGGATCGCACCTATTCGACTCTGCGCAAAAAAGGCAGAAAGGCGAAATGGAAACGTTCGTATTTCGGGATGACCGACGAGGTTTTCGCGGAGTTCGTGGCGGCGATTAACGAATGGCCGGATCAGGACGGCGCGGTGTTCCGCGATTTCGGCGGGCGTCGTATTCTGGCGGACCGTTTAACGGAAATCGGGAACGACGCTATTAGGGCCGCTGGCTTAAAAGGCATCACCCTCTATGGGTTGAGGCACGCTTTGGCCACGGACCTAACTGAAGCCAACGTCGCGACCGAGAAAGTACGCCAGGCCATGGGTCACGCATCGATTGCCACGACCCAACGTTACGCAAATAAGGTTTCGTTAAGAAGTGTGGCATTGGATATTCAGTCGGTACGTGGGGCCCGGCTGGGGCCCGTCGGCTAGTTTTGGATACGCATGGTGGAAGTGATTTTATGGAGGTAAACCAACGAGAGGATTAGGGAAATTTTGGAGCCGACGAGCGGACTTGAACCGTCGACCTACGCATTACGAATGCGTAAAAGGCTGTTTTCCTAACCATCTAATTTCGTGGAGTTTTGTGCCTTTCGATTCGTCGTTTCGCACACTTACGCCGCCTACGTTGATCTACCTCTAACTACGTGAATGCACGTCGGTGCCCGGCAACAACGGGCCCCACGGGCCCCAGAAATGGGACGCAACTTAGGGGGTACGGTGAAGAAGGTTTTTCATGATTTGCACCGCTGGAAGAAGCGGTGGTTCAAGGATCTAGGTCCGCGCGGCCGCGATATTTGGAATTGGCTTTTGGATTCCGTTTACGAAACCTACGGCGTTTGGGAAATCGACCTGCGCGATATCGAATACATCCTTGGCTACAAAGTGACGATGGAAGAAATCCGCACGGTGTTCGGGCCGCGGATTCACGAATTCGGAAACGGGAAACTGTTCATACCGGAAGCGATCGTTTTTCAATACGGCGAATTGAGCGATGCCTGCAATCCGCACAAACCGGTTCTTCGCGAACTTCGGCGTTTGGGTCTTTATGAACTCTACCTGGAACTGTTGGCTAACTCTAAAGAGGGGGTTTATGAACCCACTAAGACTAATACTAAGACTGGGACTAGGACTAATTCTTCTTCTGTTTTAGAAGACGGACGCCGCGTTATAGAATCAGCATCGGATTTGATGGCCGCCATTCCGCTGGTCACCCGCGATCAGTTCAAACACAAATATCCCGAAACCTGGCTGAACGAGGAAATCGAAAACTGTTTCAATTTTCACTACGCCGAAACCGCGACCCGCCCGCAGAATTCCGGCCAATGGATGAAAAAGCTGCATTCGTGGATATTGCGGGCATGGCGGGATCGGAAACAAAACGCCAAAGGAAACCACGACGACCTCGATGCGCTTGATCTGACGACGCCGCGGAGGCCCGCATGACGTCGCGGGATGTTTTGATCGCTCTAACGCGACAATCGGGCCCATTTTGTCGTCGCCGCTATATTGCGGTTCCGAATGTTAGCTGGGGATGGGGGCTCGATTACGAAGCCGATCTAATCGCGGTGAGCCCCGCCGGGTGGTGCACGGAAGTCGAAATCAAAGTTAGCAAGGCAGATTTAAAGGCCGACGCCGCCAAACATAAATGGTCACGCGGCCTGGGCCCGATGATTTCTCGATTCTATTACGCGGTTCCAGACTCCCTGGAGGAATTCGCGCTTCAAAATATTTTGCCAAACCACGGGCTGATCATCGTGCGCCCGGATACGCATTCAACCGGATTTCCAAGAGCAAGGGTGGTGCGACGTGCTGACCGAATTGCAGCCGCTAGGAAAACAAATCCGGATGAATTGAATAAACTTATGCACCTCGGAATCATGCGTTTCTGGGATGCGATGCTGAAGGAAACGGCATGACGGAACCCGTGAAAACGATGGATCAGGATATTTTCAAGTCTGAAATCAAACGCCTGCGCGTACGGTTTGGCGATCGCGCTTTCGATGCCGAAATGACGAAACTGGTTTGGGACGAAGTTTCGACGATGTCGGCCGACGGATTTCATAAATACGTCAGCACATTGATCGGGCACCGCGGGCCGTTCGATCCGCCGCTGCTCGCCGAATTCCGGGAGGCCCGGCTGTTCGAAGAACGCAATAATCTGAAAAAGGAAACGGCGGGCGCCGGCCGCGAACTTCGGAAAGTTGATTCCCTGGGATTCGACCGGATGCTGGCTTTGAATTTTCCGGGCGCGAAATCCGCGAAAGACGCGCTAGCGATTGCCAAGAAAAAACGCCAGGGCGGCAACGATGACGGCCCGGGGGCAGCGTGAATGGCGGCTTACTACAACGAAATCGACCCATTCAACGTCGCGTGGCTAAAAGCCCTGATCAAATCCGGTGCTATTGCGGATGGGGAAGTTGATGGGCGCGACATCAGAGACGTCACAGCAACTGACCTTCGAGGATTTTCTCAACACCATTTCTTCGCCGGCATCGGAATCTGGAGCTACGCCCTCCGTCTCGCCGGTTGGTCCGACGATCGTGAAACCTGGACCGGATCCTGCCCATGCCAACCTTTCAGCATCGCAGGCAAAGGAAATGGGGATTCTGACGAGCGGCACCTATGGCCCGCCTGGCAGTGGCTCATCAAACAGCATCGCCCTAACGTCGTTTTTGGCGAACAGGTTGAAACGGCGGTCGGTCATGGCTGGCTCGACCTTGTTTCGACTGACTTGGAAGGAGAAGGCTACGCCATCGGGCCGGTCGTATTCCCAGCTTGTGGCATCGGCGCGCCGCACGTCCGAAAACGCCAGTGGTTTCTGGCCCACACCGATGGAGGGAACTCCGGCGCAAAACGGAAACAACTACGCGGGAAACAACGACTCGTCTCGAAAAACGGTAGCGCTCAGCCATTGGCCGTCGACTCGAGCCGAGGACGCGGAATCATCCGGAGCTCGTTGGAATCGTCAGATATTCGACACCTTGACGGCCGTGTCGACCCATCTGGCGAATTGGAGCACGCCGATAGCGAACGACATTCGCGGCCCACAGAAGGGGCCGAAACGCCAGGGCGGCACGTGTCTGCAACTGCAGGCGATGTCGGCTCAGCCGGCCCGGTTAACGGTCACTGGCGAAGTGCTGACTGGCTCTACTGCAGGGATGACCGGTGGCGGCCGGTTGAACCCGGCACATTCCCGCTGGCTCATGGGGCTCCCGCGCGTGTGGGACGACTGCGCGGTTACGGCAATGGAATCGTTGCCCAGGCGGCGGCGGAAATGATCGCAGCTTCGATGGAATATTTGGAACAGATCAAATGAATATAACTTTTAAAATATATTTTAACTCGTCCCCGGGCCGGGAATCCTTCCTTAAAAACCTGCCTTGCCAGATGGGTGTTCACACCCGGCCCGGGGACACTTTTTTCAGAGGCAAATCATGAACACGTTTGACGACGAACCCGCATGTATTCGGTCCGACAAAATGAAAGCAGAAATAGAAAAGGGAGAACGGAAAAATGACGATACAGACGCTAGCAAGCAAGATCGCGAAACACGAAGGGAAGAAAAGCCAAGCGAAGATTGGGGACATAAGGGAAATCCTGAAGCTTATAGCCCAGTTTGAAGCCGAACACGTGATGGACAACCCAGGCATTCAGGACGGACCGATAGACGTATTGGAATTGGAATCCGACAAAATATTTTTGCGCTTGCGGAAAAAGCAAACGCGAATCGTTCGTAAAACAAAATAGATTTTGGTTGAGGCGCTATCCCGTTGGCCGCGATCGCTGAAGCGGGTCCGATCCCCAGCACGCAGCTAGTGTATGCCGCGGTTTAAATGCGCCGATACCTTTTTAGGAGGTTGGTTTGGAAACGTTTTTTAAAATAGCCGGTGTCATTTGCCTGATTCTCGGATTGATCGGTTTCGTGATGTTGGGGTTATCGGTGTTAATAGAAATTGTTAACAAATTCCGCGATCGTTGGCGCTGGGACGCGGAAGAACTAATTCGCCGCGACGTCGGCAAAGAATTGGTTACATATTCCTGGTGGTTTTCGGAACAGCCGTCGGTGATGTTTGGAATCCGCGCATTGGGTGAGCACTATTCGCGGAACGGTCGGATCGATATCAGCGTAGCGCGCGAAAGTTGGCGGAGCGAACTCGATTTACTTCGAATGGAAATTACCAAAACACATGGGGGAAAAGCCAATGGCGAAAAATCTAATTGAACTGGGCCCGAACATTCCGGTCGACGTGCAGGCGCTGATCGATACCCGCGCGCTGGTGCAGGCGAATTCCGGCGGCGGGAAATCGTACGCCATTCGAAAGCTGCTGGAAAAAACCCACGGCAAAGTCCACCAGATCGTGTTTGACATCGAAGGGGATTTTTCATCGCTGCGGGAAAAATTCGATTACGTGCTCGCCGGCAAGGGCGGCGATCTGGCGCGGTTAGGGAGAGTGTGGGGGTGAGTTATGGGCATTGATGCAACAATGGCTGTGGCTCTAAAAGAAGGCTCTGACGTTGACGCGATAAACGCACGCTTTAGAGAGACGCACTCTAAAGATGACAGCACGTTTTACAAAGACGATGAGAATTTGATTCTGGCTCTCATGCCTAGAGATGCTGAAACGATTGAATATGTGAACGCTTACAATGTGCAAACCGGCTTGTGCAGATATTACGGCGTTGGCTATGAGCGCGGGCCGGCCCTTAAACTTATAACCCAACTTGAATGGCTTCGCGCACAACCCGAAGTAATTGAAGTTTACTATGGCGGCGATACTTCTGATTGGCCAGCACTATGGACGCGACAAGACTCCGAGAAAGTACTCTGGCACTTTTTTAGGAATGGCCACACACCCTATGCTGCACACTGGGCAAAGGCTTCATGGAAGCAAGCCGACTAAACAACCCCCAGCCTATACTAAGATAGTTACTAAATAGTTTTAACAGAGGAGAGAAGAGTGAAAGTAAGATTACTAGTGTTAACAGTGGCGATTGTTTTTGGTCTAACTGCGTGCTCAGCGTGCAGCGAGATAATCAATCATCCAAAATGGTCCGAAGGTAAATAGTTCTGTCGAGGCGGGTCTCTCGCGTGCAGCGAGTTGAGCCATGCATCGGTGCTGTGATCATGGAGTCTCCGCAAGGGGTGATCTCATTCAGCATCAGGCCCGCCCCGACTTTTAAAGGATGTGGAGAGTATGGGAAAAGAAAACTTTTGCGAACAGCTAGATGAAAAAGCTGACGCGTTTGTTGGCGGGATTGTGCCTGAAATCTACAAGCGCCTTGAAACGGCTAAAATAAACTATGACGAAGAACTTCTTTGTTTGTCGCTGGCCGATGGCTTCAAGGCTGGCTACATGGCGCGTGATAAAGAGTGCGACGAATGCAAACTGACCCGCAATAAAAAAGCTAGGAGACGCAAATGACCCAACCAACCGCCGCCGAGAGGGTGTTAGATAAAGTGGCCAAGGCTCATCGAATTATTTGCGATCTAGCTGCGGGCAAACACCGCTGGCAAATGTGCGTGCCTCCGCAAAAAGACGATAGCGATATGGTTTTGCAAGCGCCACTGGATATTATTCCGCAGCTTCTCGCCCTAGCCCAGCGGCAGAATGAGGCGCTAATTAAAATATCTCGTGCCCGTTTTGATAACCCAAACAAAGAGATGGGCGACTTGCTCTTATATAAAAGCGCCGTTTCGGATGACGCCCTCGCCGACTTCGACAAAACAATTCTTGAGCTTGGGGGTGGGTGATGATTTGTCCGCACTGTAAAAAGCCAATTCATAAAGGCGACAACAAGGCATTAAAAAAAGAAGTGCTTGCTTGGTCGGCTAAAGGATATTCGGCGAGAGATATTGAAGCGTTAACCCAGCGCCAAGTGTCGTTTTCCACGGCAGCTAAATGGGTGAGAGAGGCGAAATCCAAATGACCCCCCTCGCAACTCTGCTGGCGGAGAGGCTTCAAGACGCAACACACCCGCGAAACATGGGCGGTGAGACCCGCGCTATTGTGAACCAGTTGGCTAAGGTCGTGGAAGCCTATGAGATGGAGTGCCAAAACCATAGATGGCAAATGGCACCCTATTCAAAATATTTATATCAATGCGACCGCTGTAAACAGAAAACCACGGTTGGGTTAGAGCCAGAGTGTTACGACGGGCCATGTGAATCCGAAGCCCTCGCATCCTTGCGCAAATTAGTTGGGGAGGG